AGGCGGCAATCTCGCGCTTCTTGGCAACGGATTCCGGCGTCTCGCCGACCGCTGTATCGATGGCAAAGGACAACGCCATTTATGCGGCCTCCAATGCGCGGGCATAATCGACGGCTTGATAGCCATTAGGCATCGTCACCACGGCTTCCGGCTTCATGCGCTCGACTTCATCGGCCATCACGCCAATCTCAGGCTTGCCGTCGATCCGATAGAAGTAAATCGGCAGGCCGTTATGAGCGCGTCCAATCTCGATCACATCGGATTTCAAGCGGCGATCCGAGAACTTGAACACCCCAGCCGAGCCCAGCCCAAACAGGCCGCCCATGACCTGATTGTAGTTCTGCATCTGCTGCTGATAATTCTGGAACTGCTGATTGTAGTTGGTATTGATGATGCCGGCCGTATCCGTGGTCGGAATCGTCGGCATCTGCTTATTGATGAAGTTCGGCTGTGATACCTGCGAGCCCGACAACAGTGCCGAAATTTCGTTGAGCGGCTGATTGCGCTCCGTCAAAATCTCCTGCACTGACTGACCACGACCGTTGAGCAACAACTGGTCATAGGCATCGTTCTTGCCCTGCTGGAACTTGGTCATCTCCGCGTCCCACGCCTCAGAGCCCGGCCGAATGCCTTGGTTGCTCAATCGTGTTCGCAATGCATCCTCGTCGCGCGCAAACTGCGGATCAAGGCGCTTCGATCCAAGGTCGTACAACCGTCCTTCGACGGCATCGTTATTCAGATTGACGTTGGTTCCAAGCAGCGAACCGATCTTGGCCGACTGATCGACGCCGATCTGCCCAAGGTTTTGCTGGGTCTGGTTGTTGAGGTCGTATAGCTTCTGCTGATCCGGCGATAGCGTCTGTGTCGCGGTGAACGACGGAATATCGTAGCTCTGGCCGGTGTAAGGGTCCGTGAATTTCGTCGATCCGGACTGATTGAACGTCAGATTCCCGTTAGGCGTGATCTGGTTGACGTTGTTCAGATTGGAATTGGCAATAGCCGTTGCAACACTCGTGCCGGTCTGAGCGGCGGAAGTCTGCTTCGGATCGGGAGGGGTTGGCGCAGAGGGCTTGGACATTTACCGATCAATCCATTTCCGCCATGCGTCATCCGTCAATGTCGTGACGACCATGGCTTCGTTTCGTCCCTTCAGACGCGGGATGACGAACTCGCTTGAACCGACCGCGCGCCACATGCGCCGCAGTCTCGTATTGTGTTCGGAATGCCTGGCAACAACCATCTGGCAACCGACCTCAGCGAACGGGTATCGGAACATCGCCCGCAGCGTTTGTCGCGTTAGCCATCGGCTATCCGTCGCCGCGCCCGATATCTCGATCACGCCGCTTTCAGGTGAGTAGTTGTGATACAGAATGCCCGCGATCAACTCGCCGTTACGAACAACGCCCATCGACGTATGAGAACCGAATCCGCGTTCACAGCCGGGAATCAAGAGAGAGACAAATTCCTCGATGCCGCTGTTAACCGCAGGATCGGCGGAGCCGCCCCAAATGATCTGCATCAAGTGACGATATCCGAAACATCATAGGTTAGATCGATACTCACCAACTCAACATCGAGCGGGACAAGTGATCCGCTGGTGATCTGCACGGCGGGCGATAGCGCGTAACCCGCGCCCCCGACCGACTGCCATTGCTGCTTCGTCGATTTCTGGCCGGCCTGATCCCATTTCGAGACGTTCCAGACACCGGTATCCCAGGTATTGCCGCCTGGCACTTGCGTTGCGGCTGGTGCAGACGGTAATTCTATCTGATAGTCCGCCTGCAATGAAAGTTGTGGCGCAATGTCCGACGACGCGAGCAACGTAGAGCGCGCCAGCAGGCCGGTTTTGAGCGATGCAGGCGCTTTGAGCGGATCGAACAGCGGCACACACGATGCGGTGTAAGGCAGACCATCATCCGCGCCCGTCACTTCCGCTTCCACAATGCGCCCATTATCTGAGCCGAAGAATAGCCGTCCTTGGAAGGACAAGACGCAAAACGCATTCCAGCCTGTATACGGAGCCCATGAGCCGGTTCGCACGTTAGCAACCAGCATCGTGGGAGTCGCGCCAACTGGTGATGGCATCGTTATTGTCATCATCTGCTGTGTCGGCCACACCTCGCAAGTCCATGCGGCAAACGAGCGGTTCGCGACATACTCATTCCATGCCACCTCAATCGGATACGACACGGCGACGGGCGACAGAGCGGCATAATCTCGCGTGAGAGACGCCGAAACCGGCAAAAAGCCGATATCGGTAGCCATCACAACGTCTCCGCCGGCCTTGATATGCGCCTTTGCGCCGAGCGGTCGCCCGGTGCGGTAAACGCCGACCTTGCTCCACGATGCCGCAACAGACGGATCGCTGCCCTGAAACACCGCAATTTCGCCCTCTGTCGTGACGAAAATGCATTGCTCCGACAAGCCGCCGCCGAGCGTTTCCAGCGACCACGCCGCGCCGAAAAGCAATGCACCGCCGCGCGTGAAGATGCCAGCCAATGGCAGTTTTGTGGCCACGCCGGTCACGCTATCGACCGGCAGATACCACGCATTCAGACTGTTTTTCTCGACGTAGAAAATCCGGTTCTTATAGGTCCAATTATAGGACAGGCTCGCCGTGTTGACGCCCGTGATGCCGTTGAACAGCAATGTCGCAGCGCCCGCCGTCGTGGCGCTTCCCGGCGCGGTGTTGTCGTCGGTGATTGTCTCGGACGCACCGAACGTGCCGGTAATCGTATCGAGCCAGAGCGTCCCCGTGGTGCCGTTGTCGATTACCTTGACGATGACACCAGTGGCCGCAGAACTCGCGCCTGTGAGCGTTTTCCCAACCGTAAATGGCGCGGTTTCGGTCGTGTAGTCGATTGCGTAGAGCGATGTTGACCCGATGGGGTAAAAATCCGTCCCGTTATAAATAAGCTTTTTGTCAGCGCCGTTCACAAGGTCAAGGAACACATCGCCGCTTGAGTTGGCGAACTGTACCGACGACCAGTCGCCAGATGTCAGGCCAGACACTGACGGCTGGACAGAACTGATGAAAGGAATGAACTTGTTGCCTTGATCATCAACAAAGACATTCCCGCCGCCATCGGTGAAATGCGTCTGCGCTACCGCGTTCGTCGCGTCGAAAATCCCCGTTGGAGTTGCCCCGAACAGCTTTTGATTGCTCGCATTCACATAGGCAAACAGCGAAACGACGTTCTCATTCATGCCACCGAGACGATTGAACGTCAGCGACCCGCGCCGCATCCGCAGTCCGGTTGCAGTCGGAAACCAATTTTCGATAACGAACGCGCCGTTTAGCGCCGAGCCGTCCGGCTTGCGCGCATTCGGCACCGCAAGGCTTTGGTTGCGAATCCAGCCGCCAACCGGCGCTGGAAACGACTTAAGCCGCTGCGGCCGGACAGTTGCTTGGACTGGCTTCCTCATGATCCGAGAGGCCCCGGATATGAGGCGCGAGCATCAACCCGCATACGCGCCGGACCAACGGCAATGATCCGTGAGCCCTTGTCGCGCGCGATCTCCTGCGCCAGCGCGATTTCGTAGTTCTTCAGATCCTCACCATACTCCTGCCGCTTCTGCGCCCGCCAGCGCCAGATCAAGCCGAGGGTGATGAGCCGGTCGCCAAGAAAGAACGTATCTCCGTCCGCCGAAAATTGAGGGCTGTTGCCGTTAACAACGTTCCTTGAGACGTAATAGAGCCGCGCGCTGGTGCCCGATGCCAGCGGCACGCCGTTGCCTTGGCTGATCTGGAATTGGCCACCAAGGATGATCCACCAGCCAGGGAATCCAGTCCCGGCATAAGTCTGAATATCGAGCCACTGATCAAGGTCGCGCGCCGGCTCAAACCGCCATTGCGTCCACGTCGCAGAGTGGACGCCTTCCTTGAGCAGCATTCGGTCGTAGTCGGACGGCAGATCGAATCCGGTGTTCGTCCCGTCGCCCGTAATCGTCCACAGCTTGGTGAGCGCGCGCCAGTCGTGCGCCTTCATGATGTCAACGGCAATCTCGGTCGCGAGGTCCGCTAGTTCGTTAGCGAATTCCACGTTCAAACCGTTCGGAGAAAACAGGCTGCCGGGCTTTTGACCCTGCAACCTGATCCCTGCCGATTGTGCCGCTGACAAAATGGTCATTACGCTGCCTCTTGCGCTCCGGCGACTTCACGGACCATCGCCACGAGTGTTGCGCGGGATGGATTGCCGCGCGGAGCCTGACCCGTCTTGGCCTTGATGATGGCTTTCAGATCATCGTCGGACTGGCCGGCGAACTCGTCCGCAGGCTTTGCGGCTTTGGCCGCAGCGCGCATTTCTTCCATGTCGCGCCGCATGGATTCCAACTGATCCTTGAGCGCTTCGTTGTCGGCCGCGAGCTTCGTCACGTCCGCCGAGCCGCGAGCGGCGTCCAGATAGGCGATGGCCTGGTTCTTCAATTCGCGGCCACCCATGCCGAGCGCCTTCAACTCGTTGCCGTCGAGCGCGGCAAGCGCTTCCGCCGTCAGAATGTTCAGGGCCTTGAGTTCGAGCCGCTTACCTTGAGTGAGGAACGGCACTTCCTCAAGCGGCGTGCCCTCGGCAACCTGTGTATGGTTCAGCTTGAAGCGCTTGTATTGCTCCGGCCAGCGCATGGCGTAAGTCTGCTCTTCCTGCGAGCCATCGGCGGGATTGGTCACCCAGCCGGAAAAGGCATGAGCCGGGAATACGCCGACGCGGTTGCGGTCACCGGCAAAACGGACTTCGACCACTTCCATGTCGTCGTAGATCGGTCGGCCTTCGGCCTTGGACTTGGCCTCGTTCTTGATCGAGTGAACCTTGAACAGCGGGATAACGCGGGCTTCTTCGGCGGTGGACATTTGTGATGATCCTGTCTGAGAGGTTGCAAAAGGAAAGGCGGCCCGTAGGCCGCCCTTAGTTGGGAGGAAGGTTAGGCCGCCGAGGCGTCGTCAACCCACGGACGCTGAATTTCGACCTCGGCCAAACCGGCGGACGGAGTGCCATCGGCAGACGCGAACTTCGCGTTCTTCACGCGGTCGCCCGCCACAACAGCGTCATCAACCTGACCGGGGGTCGCCGTGAGATAGACCAGCGCGTCATCTGCGACGGTGCCGGCCTTGGCTACACCCTTACCGCCGATCTGATACCAGCCGGCCTTGTCGGCAACGCTGGCTGACATTGCGATAGCAATCGGGCCGATGGCATTGGCCGCCGCTAACGTGGTCGAAAAGTCGTCCGAATTGTAAACGACGACAGACCCGACAACCGTGCTGGCAGCGCCCTTGAGAAAGATAAACTCGCCGGCGCCATAGGTCGGATCGGTTGCGGTTACGATGGTGCCATAGGGCACCGGCTCAACGTAACCATCGCTGGTCGGAACGAACGAGTTGATGGCAGGAAACCCCACTGACGGGGTCATGATCGCGAAAGCCATTTCAAGGCTCCTGTGTTCGAGAAAATGAAAGGCGGGCCGAAGCCCGCCCTAAATGTCGGTTACGCCGCCGGGTTCGAATCGTAGAAGCGCCACGAGAACAGCGGGTTGTTGAGCGTCATTTCGCCCATCCACCCGATGTATTGCGCGATGGCGTCCTGATTGATCGGCTTCTGGCCTTCGCCCTCAAACAGCTTGTCGAAATTGCGGTTCGGGTTGTAGCGAATGCGGATGGCGTCGGTATCGAGGCCGTAGGTGGTGTTGGCCGGCATATTGGAGCCGATACCACCATCAAGCACGATCTCGGCACGCTTGCCGCCGCCGACGTATTCGAGCGACTGGAAGCCGAGTTTGGCAAGGCCGCCTTCCCGCTGAATACGCTGAATGCTAGTCGTAGCCGCATCATACGCCGCGTAGTGCTCCGGCGACATGATGAGCAGATCGGCATAACGACGACCACGCGCGCGCTGCGTCATGATCTTGTTCAGGAACGGGCGGATCGTGTCCTTCGTCACCTGCGTGCCAATCGTCGTGTCGAACGAATTGGCGTCGAAGGTCGAAGTCCGCCAGATCGCATTGGCGCGATCGATGCCGCCATAGACGCCGTTGTTGACGACAATCGGCACAGCCAAACCAAGGCCGCCCAACTGCTTGCCGCCGTTCGCGGTGCCGTCGCCGTGGATCGCGGCGTCCATCGTGTCATTGAGCGACCGTTCCGCCGCATCCATGTACGATGCCATCACGTCCATCTGCTGGTTTTCGCCCTCGTTGTTGAGGATTTCTTCCAGCGCAATCGAAATTGGCACGGCCACCATCTTCGGCGTGAAGAAGGCGTCGTTGAACAGTTCGATGGGCGGATTGGCAAGGAAGTCGTAGCCCGAATACCACTGGGCATCCTGCTTTGCGATCTGAAGCGTTTCGCGAATGCGCGGGCCTGAATAGGCGCGCCACAGTCCCTTGCGCTTCAGGACGGCCAGCAGAGCGTTGTTGTTGGAAACAAGGTCCTGGTAGCCCCGCGAACGCTCTTCGAGCGCCATGGAGAGGACCTGCTGATAGTGAGCAACAGGATTGATTGACATGGTTAGGTGTCCTTATCAGGCGGCCGCGCGTCGAAACGCCTTCTTGAGCGCCTGTTCGATGGATGGGACCGGCTGATTGCTCGCGGTCGGTTCGGGGTCTGAGCCCGCCGTCGATGGAGCGCCGGAAATGGATTTGGAGCCGGCCGGGTTGAGCGGCGGCTTAGGCTTTTCAGCCGGGATGACCGGCTGTTGCGAGATGGCGGGCGATGCTGCGGGATTGAGCCGCTCTGCACGCGCATAGGCCGTCTCAAGATCGTAGCCGTGGTTGATCTCTTCCTTGATCGCCTCGGCAAGTTCTTCAAAGCGCGGGTGCGACTGTGCGAATGTCTCGACCTGAGACATGATCGCCGTCTCGCGCTGGCTGTTGATCGTCTGCGTCACGCCGCCAAGCTGGTTCTTCAACCCGGCGATCTCGTTTCGCAGTTCCTGAATGGTTGCGTTCTGGTGACTGGCCTGCTCATCCGGCGACTGGCCCAACACCTGAGCCGCAAAGTCCCGAAAGGTCATGGCGCGACCATCCGGCATCTTCCAGCCGAAATTGCTGATGATCTGTTCGAAACCCTGCACCGCGTTCTGCGCCAGCATCCGTTCAATGCCGACATAGTTTGCCAGCGCGTTCTTCATCGTCGTGCCGTGCTGGCGCGCCAGATCGTGATACTCGCGAACCTCGTTGAACGCTTCAGCGTCCGCCTTGTATTTCTGGTGACCCTGCTCAAGCTCGCGAATGGCGCGGTTGACTTCGGCCTTTACCGGCTCCGGTGTATTGGCCCAGGTTTCTTTGGCGTCATTCGAGAACCGCGCGGGCGCGTCGCGATACTGCGATTGCGACTGAACCTCGCTTGCCGGGGCTGGCGCGACCTCTGGCGCGTTCTTTTCCGTGGCAGCCTGATCCTTCGCCGCAAAGTGCCCATGCTCTCCACGAGTCTGCGGCAGCTTCTGATCGGCCTTTGGCTCAACTGCGGGCTTTGCTTCCGCTTTCGGCTCTGCCTTGACCTCCGGTGCCGGCTTCTCTGCCGCCTTCTCGGCGTTGCGCGCCTTGATCTGTTCGTTAGCCTTCTTGATGGCATCCATCGCCGTTGCCGGCGGCTTGTCCTCAACGGGAGCGGCAGGCTTTTCAGCGACCGGCGTTTGCGTGCCGAGCGGCGTGGAATGGGTCGCGGTTTCGGTCGGAATGGGCGCGCCAGTGCTTTCGGCAGGCGCAGGAGCGCTGCCGCCGTCGAGTGCAACGTCGGTCATGGAATATACCTGTCTGAGAGGATGCTAGGAGAGCGCCGCCTTGGCCCGGCGCAGGCTGTCCCTGATTTCGTTGCGGTCAGGGGCTTTCCGCTGGAACGGCTTCACTTTCTCGTTGCCGATCTCGACATAGCCTTCACGCCGCGTCACAGCGCGGAAGGCTCGTTTGGAATCGTAGAATTTGCCGTCAACGTGCTCTAGCGGCGGCATCGTGTCGGTCACCACCATCGGAAACGCGAGGTTAGATCGTGCGACCTCGACGGGCTTGAAGCATTTGGACGGCCACGGCTGCTCAAGGTCATGCCAACCGCCACAGGCACGGCAATAACGCTCGCTCATGCCGGCTCTTTCTGCATCGCGGCTTTCTGTTGGAACGCCTGATCGGCGTGGGCCATCTGCTGTTCGGCCTGCTGTTCCTTGATCTCTGCGCTTTGCTCCGCGCTGCGAGCGTTCAAATCGGCCTGATGCTGGCGCGCTGCCGCGTCGATCTGCGCGGCCTCGCGCTTGAACTGCATCTCGGCGGCCTTCATGTCCATTTCCATCTGCTTGATCTGCATGTCGGCCTGATGCTTCTGATCGTCGCGCGCCGCCTGTGCGTTGATGACCGCAATCTTGGCCTGTGCCTCTTCCTGCTTGGCCTGCCGCTCGATCTGGCGATCCTCCTGATCGGCCTTCAGCTTTGCTTCCTCGATCTGCGCTTTCTGCTGCAACTCGGCCTGCTTCATCTGCATTTCGGTCTGGCTGCGCTTTTCCTCGGCGTCGGCCTGTTTCTGCTCTGCCTGCTGCTGTGGATTCGGCTGGCCAGCTTTCTGCGCCATCTGATCCGCAAATTCCTCGATAGCGCCTTCCAGTTCACGACCGGCGCGGAACGGCGCGACAGCAAATTTCAGCACTTCGCCGGCAAACGTCGCCGCGCCCGGCTCAACGGCAACCAGTTGCCCCAACTGTTGCAACGTGCTGCCCAATACCTGCATGAACTCGGTGCGGCGCTGTTTCTCCGCGTCCTCGTCAGGCTGGATCGTGCTGTCCGTCTCGATATCAAGCACGAACGGCCGCAGCTTCTGATCCCGTAGCAGCTTCATGACCTGTTCGACGGTCGGTTGCTGCTTTAGCTTTTCGATCTGAGCGCGGGCTTGTCCCTCAATCTGCTGTTTAGCCTGCTCAATGACCTGTTGCGCCTGCTCAGGGTTCTGCTGCGCCTGCTGCATTAGTTCAGGATTGGCCTGCGCCTGCTGCAACTGCTGTTCGAACTGCTGCTGGGCCTGTTGGGCGATTTGCGCCGCCTGCTTGGCAATGTCCGCCTCGGTCGGAATCTCCATCTGCGACATGGACAACAGCGTGTCAGGGCTGAAATTCTCGGCCATGATCTCGGCTGCGATCATCACAAGATCGCGCGCAACCCGCACCAATTCCGACTGTTTGTCGCGGATGCGGACCGAACCGTATTGGCTCTTGAGTTGCTGCGCCGTGGCCGTTTCGCTCGCTTCAGTCGAGCCGCGCATGATGTCCGACAGGCCGACGATCTCGTAAACGTCGTTGATAACCTGCTTGCGAAGCTCAACCAGCGACGTGATCGCCTGCACGACCGTTTCGAGCGGCCACCACACAACCGGATCGCCGCTATTCGATCCGAATGCCGCCCAATTGCTGATCGGCACCATCATCTGCCGATCGTCGTTGGACTTAACCGCAGCCTCGATGGCGTCGCCAATTTCCGACACACCGGCCGGATAGAAGCCCCTCACCTTCAAGGCATCCGCCAGCGCATGAATGCGTGACGTAAGCTGATTCACTTCCTCAAGCTGGTCGCGGTAATAGACGATATCTGGCACCGGAACGAGCGAACGCCGCTGCAACGTCGCATAAGCCGGGCGCGGACACGGGAAGAAGCCTTCCAGCTTCAAATGCGGCTCGGTATCGTCGAGGAGCTTGTCACAGCCCTCCGTCACCCAAACGACGCGGTTCTCATCCTTCGACCAGATTTCCCACACCTTGGCCTTGGCGCGGTTGTCAGCGGCTCCGCTTGCCTTGTCGTCCTTCTGCACGACATAAGCCGCTTCCAGGTATGCCTTGCCGCTCGTCTTACCAAACCGCTTACGCATGGCGCGCTTGGTCAGATAGCCAGCCGCCGCGACCCAGCCGACCTCCGACCAGTTTCGCGCCAATTCGTGCAGGAAGTCCTTGCGGTCCTTGTGCTCGATGCAGACGCGCTCCGTCGCGGAATCGCTATCGGCCTTTGTCTCGTAGCGAACCCACGGCACGCCACGGCCCGAGATATTCAGATCGTCGCGGACCAACCTCATCACCGCGTCGATATTTGTCAGATCGAAGCCGACGACAGATGACCGCTCCAGCAATTCCGACGCGACACGATAGAGCGGGCGCCGGTCCTTGAACCGTGGCACCACGACAGGCACAGGCGGCCGGCTGTAGATCGACGGACCAAGCACCTGAATGTTGGCCCAAAACAACTGAAACTGCCGATCCCGCGCGGCATTCGCCAGCTTATCAAGGTCACCGAATATCTTGTCGATGTTGTCGGCGCGGTTCTGGTAGTCCTCGAACGCATCCTGTGACGCCTTGATCTGCGCCAGCCACGCGCGCGCACTCTTCGGCTTGATCGACGGGTCAAGCTCGTCGTCGCCGGCCGCTGCGGTTGGCTGTTCAAGAACGTCTGTCAAATGCGGATCCTTGTCCCCTTGCCTTCCGGCACGGGCGGAATGATGAAGTGGCCGGGCGGCAGTACAATCGGCTTCTCAACAACCAGCGCCGGCACATTGCGCCACGACAGCGCCAGATAGCGGAACGCATCCGCCAAGTGGCTCGTCCAATCGTGGACTTCGTTAGCCTTGAAGGCCTTCTTTTCGTCGTTCCACTCGCGCCGATACTGTTCCAGCGCGGATATTCCTGTTTCCTCACAGCGCGGATGAAACACACATCGCGCCAGCGTCTTGCGCGCCGCGTTGATGCCATCCAGTTTCGTCGCGCTCGGCACCAGTTCAGGCCGCAAGCCATAATCGCGCATCGTCTCAACGCGCGTGCGACCTGTGCCCCATTCCTTCACCTTGGCGTCATGCGGCACAAAGTCAGCGCCCGCCGTCCAGCCGTGTTGTTCCGTGCGCTTGGCGACGATATCGGCATAATGATCAAGGCCAACGCCAGACGCCGTATAGCAATCCAGAATGAACACCTGAGCGCCGACAACCTGAAACCACCAGATTGACGTATCGTCTCGGACGCCGATGTCCCAAGCCCGATGCACCATGCGGCCCGGTATGGCCTCGATCTCCGCTATGCGGCCTTCCTTCCGCACCGTCGCCATTTCACGAGCGTAGAACGCGCCCAAGATCGCAGCATTGAAGCTGCACTCGTATTCCTGCTCGAACTGAGCGCGGCCGATGTCCTCGCCGTAGAGGGCGATGTATTCCGCCAAACTCTCGGTTATCTGTTCCTGTGACAGCGCCCCGGTTTCATGAACCGTCGAGACTTCCGCAAACCAGCGCGGATTCGCTTTTGCCATGTCATACATGGCCTTGGCATGGTTACGCCCACGCGGCGTCGTGATGAATGCCGCGAAGCCGTTGTTTTCTTCCAGCATCGGCCGGTGATAAGCCCATGCAGATGGATTAGCCAAAGCCCATTCCGAATAGACGATACCGGCCACGCCAGCGCCGACCGTTGCGTCATACCGATCCGAACCGATGATCTGCCACGTTGACCCGCATTTGAGTTTGATGAGCATCTGCTGCTCATCCTTGCCTTCCCTGATCTCAGGCGGAAAAGCCTCATCAATGCGCCGCTTGCCCGTATGTGCGTTGATCGCGTTCCAGAGCGCCTTGCGGCCTTGTTCGTATTCCGGCAGACAATGCCAATAGGACGCAACGCGCTGATGGGCTATCTCGCATGTCGCAGCGAGCGTAATTTCGTCCTTTCCCCAGCGACGATGAGCAATCTCAATCGCTCGCTTGCCGCCGTTCACCAGGTATTCGTGGAACGGCCGCTGATACCAGCGAATCCGGCGTTCAATCTCCACGGGACTCGTAAACCGTTTTGAACAGCACCGGCCCGCCATCGGCGCCAGTGTGAGCAACCGCCGTTAGCCTTGAATGCATGTACGGCGCGGCGTCACGAGCACAATCCTGTGCTAGTTGACGGAACCCTGCTGTCTTTTTCACTTGTGCCAGGAGGGCTTTAAATTGCTCCTCCGGCGTTTCAGCCGTGACGCTCCCGGTAAACTCGGCAACCGTCAAGCCTTCTAGCGTCGCCTCAGCGTCTAATGCCACCTGCTGAAAATGCCGCATGTTGTCGAGCATAACTTCAAGCGGCGATTTGCCTTCGGCCGATGCCCTCTCTGCGATCTCTCTTGTGCGCTTCGTCAGAGCACCTTGTTTGCGCCCTGCTCCCTCACGTTTACCCCCGCGAGGCATTTTGATTGTCTTTGATTGTTTTCATGGGGCTCTCCCGGTCTGAGCGGGTGCGTTACTTGACCGTCTCTCGCAGCAAATCAATCTGCGCCTGCTGCTCCGGCGTCCGGGGCGTGTCGTCCACGATCTGATACGGCAGCGCAACAAACCGATCCGGGCCGCGCGTAGCAACCGGGCCATCCTGCGGGATGCGCGCAACCACTCGCTCAACCAGTTCCGACGAGCGCGGAGCCGGGACGCCGGGCTTGCCGAGCATCTGAGCCGTGCAGGCTTCGATGTGCTGCTGCACCGCCGCGGCGAACTGACCGGGCGGCCCCGATTGGCTGAGAGGAATTTGGATCACGCACAATCCCCATCATCTTCGGCCGCATACGGCACGCCATGCTGATCGGCTGTTCCGGCTGGATGGAATGGTGCTTCGCATGGTGCGGTGTCGGGCTTGTCGGGCTCTGACAGCTTCGAGGCCGGCACGAACTGGATGATTTCAGCCATGGGATGCCCTCAGCCAGCAGAGCCGCAAGCAACCGCCGGCTGCTTTTCGCTCAGCCGAGTCCGCAGCAAATAGCCCTCAAGCGCCCAAATCTTGGCGCGTGCGTTGTCGTAGGCGATGCGCCGGCCGATCTGTTCGTCGAAGTTCTCAGGCGATGCAGCCGCGCTCTCACCAATGACCGAATAGCCGTTCTTGAGCCCAAGCCGGCAGACGGTCACGGTCGTTCCGGGAAAGCGGTGATAGTCGCAGGTCACAATTTGAGCGTTGATGTCGTCCGGTGTCAGACGCGGCGCGTTCAGGCCCTTGGTCTTGATCTCAGCTTCAATGGCTGCCTCGGATGCGCTCACTGGCATTGGTTCTTCCTCTCATGGGGTCAAAGAAAAACCCCGCACGAGGCGGGGTGTGAAATGTTGCGGGCCTAGGAAGCCAGTTATTCCCCGGCTGGGGCTTCTCCACGCGACGCTTTCGCGTTTCACCGCATCTCAGCGGCTCATCAGGCGCATTAGTGCCGGGCCAGATGTCCACAGGTTCGCCCGCGCGGTGGACCACACGCCTCTTGAATCAATTCGCGCCCGTGAAGCTGAGCCTCCGGGCGCAATTCGTCGTATCTCATTTCGCCATAAGTGATTTGGAATTTCGCCGCAACTGTTTTCTTTCAGCACAGAAACCTATGCACAGCGTTGAGCCCAAGCCGAAGATCGCCAAGCTGCGCCTCGCTTGGATATCGCTCCTCAATGCATACCATCCGCATGGCGTCCATAATCCTGTTTCCTCGTCCTAGCGTCCGGCTGAGGGCACTAACAGCATGGAAGCAGTTATCGTAGCGGTCCTTGACGCGCTGGCGACGCTTCTGGCGCTCTTCCTCGTCGTCATGGATGCGCGGAATGTCATCTGCGCCCCACTGATAGAACCCTGACGCGATGCGCTCTCCGAGCGCCCCAGACTTCACGCTATGCAGCGTGATGCCCATCATATTCGCATATGCAACAACTACCATAGCCCAAGCGTTGCCGGCGCGGAGCTGATCTTCCGAGATGTGCTTATCGACGTGCAGCCGGCCGAGCGGGAAGCCTAACAGATGTGAGCGAGGATCTTTCGTCCCGCGTCGATGCGGCTGGTTCGTTACGACGGTGAAGTCCACAATCTCGCCCCTCGATTTTCCGCTGGGATCCCGGATCACGTTCGTTTTCCGAGGTCGTCCACGTTTCGCTTGCCCCATTCCGAAATTCTCCAATGGTCGATACTCGGTTTTGAACTGACGCTTGGCCCACGGTCTCATCATCGGTTATCCGACGAACGGATTCGGAAGATTATCCCGCACCGGGTCATCCCAATGCCGTTCAACAAACGCGCTCCACTTCTCGGACACGGCAAAGAGCCCCATTTCGCTCGTCATCCTAGAAACGATCCCAATGGCCGTTTCCGTATCCATGTAGTACCACTCGCCATGGGCGTGATATTTTGATCCCGCGTACTTGTCGTGGATGGCCTTCTCTAGTTTCCGCGCGGCAGGACCATCCATCCAACGATACCAAACCATCCGAACGACATAGCCGTTCGATGTCTGGATTTCCTTTGAACGTTGCTTGGGGTTCTTCGTTATCCCAATCTTCGTCAACGAACCTGCCTCGGTGACATAGATCGCTGTTGGGCGGTCAAGCATCCTATCCACGTCGCGCGTCCACTCGTCTGGGTCCGCCTTAGCCCTCGACAAAACACCGCATGGTGCCTGTAACCTGATTTGCGCGGTCGTCCAACCATGATCTGAATTGCCCCGTTTCGTGTTAGAATGAACTCGCGCTGCCACCAGATACCAGATGCTGCCGGCCTACTTTTCAACAACACGGATACCGGCCTTTTCAAATCTCTCCCATAGCTTGGCATAGCCAGCTGCCCCGCAGACCTCGTAAGCAATATCTGCAAATTTTTGCGCCGCGCTCTTTGGCTCATCCAGCTTGAGCATCCCCAGCGCGACGAACCGGTCAATCCACGCCTCGTCGGAGAACGATGACGGGTTTGGTGTAGAATTTCTGAAAGCCTTAATCGCTTCATCTCTCGTCATTGCAAGTTTCCTTTCATGTTGATGTCGGAACGCGACCAGCGGATGCCGGGTGCGGTCATGCTAGTGCCCCATGGATCGAAGCTGTGGAGACGAAACATGCTGATCAGGAAGCCCGTACCCGTACTTAATCAGAATGCTTGGTGGCACCTTGCAGCCCGCCATGCCCGGCTCAGGCCCGCCCCACTTCGACCACGGCATCCCACGCTTGAAACGCTCCATTTCACGGTCCCAATCCATCACCACTTCACCGGCTTGATCTGGCGTTGATCCCGCCGGCTGATCCGTCCAGCGCTCCTGGTTGATGAAGGTTTCGGGATTGAGCCATGGCCGATCAGCGGGCTTTGCACGAATGTAGCGATCAAGGCCATCAAGTATCGATTGCCACGCTACGCCCCGCTTCATCGCCAGTTCGAGCTTGGCAATGGCTTTAGGTTTCCCAACCTTGTGCGGATATCGGTTCCAGAACTGCTCTCGAAAGTCCGAAGGCCAGCCAGCGGCAAGCGCGCCCGCGCGCGTCTCTTTCTTTTTTTCTGTTTCTGTATTCTGTTCTCTGTTATCTGGGGGGTGTGATGATTGCGTAGCGTCACACGTGACGCTGCCGTTACGGTCACGTTTAGCGTCACGGTATCTCTTCGAGCGTTCTGCTGCCGTTTCGTCGCGGTCGCTCTTATATTGGCGGCTATCCCAATTGTGCGGCTTGAAACCTTTCTCCGTCTTATCGAGCAAGCCAAATCCGCACAGTTTTGCCAGCACTGCGGCGGCTTTCGGCTCAGCCAAGCGCAACTTGAACGCCACCGCGCTCAACGCCGGCAACTCGCCATCATTCTCGGCCGCGATGCACAGCACGTTCACCCAATGTTTGAACAGATCAGGTGCCAGCATTTGCGCCTTTGGATCGTCAACGACGCCGGTGTAAAATCGAAACCAGCGGCTCATCAGATCATGCCTAAAGCGTGCATGTAGGTTTCTAGGATGGCTTCCTGCTCGGCGCGCTCGTTGGCATCCTGCTTGCGCATCCGCACGATGGTGCGCAAAGCCTTCACATCGTAGCCATTGCCTTTGGCTTCCGCGTAGATATCCTTGATATCATCGCCTATGGAAGTTTTCTCTTCCTCAAGGCGCTCGATGCGTTCGATGATGGCCTTAAGTTGATCCTTCGAGAACCGCGCGACGGGCTCATCTTGCACGATTGCGCTGTTATGACCGATCTGTGCTTCCATGGTTGCGTACCCCTTGCTTGTTGAAACTGACAGGCTGGCCGGTACGCCGATCTACTAATCCGCCGCCTATACGTGCCTTGAATTTCGACTTGTCGTAGAAGCCGCGAGAGGGCTTCCTGATTCCGAGATGCTTGTTTCGCACTCGGTTACACTTGGCGATGATCGCCTTGTCCTCTTTCGTCTTGACCTTATGACAATCGACGTGCGCGGGCCGTAGGTTCGCCCAATCGTCCCGGCCACTAATCTCCCGCGCTTCAACGTGCTCCACTTCCCACGCCTCGCCACGGCCTGCATTGATCGTGCAGCCGCAGAGGTAGCAGCGGCCGCCGTGCTCAAGGAAAAGCTCGGCGCGCTGGTTGCGGGTCAGGGACTTCGCGGGTGCTGTTGGCTCATGCGGCCTCCCACTTCGCCATGTCGCGCAACGTCACCGCTGCCGCTTCCAGCGCCGGCAAACGATCCTCTGCGACATGCAGATCCATTTCATTGCGGCGCTTGGAAGTAACCAGATTCCGCAGATTATCGACATGGCCCCGCAGATTGGCGGCGGCAGTCTCCACGGCGTTAGCCTGTGCATCGAGACTGATCCTCATGGCATCACCGGATCATTGAACGTGATGCCGTGCTTAGCTCCGAATGCCGCGATCAATTCCATCAGATCTGTCATTTCATCCTTGGACAGATCAGACGATGACCGCCCCAGGTTCACAAATCCGGTCCCCTCAAGGTTCGGCACCATGCGAAGTTCGCGCTTCAAGGCATCCAGAAAAATCAGTTTCCAGTCGTCCGGCGTCAATTTTACGCCATGCCACGGTAGTTGCGCCGCAACTTCGGTCAGCATCGCCCACATGCGATCGTTCTGCGGCAAGGATCGGCGCGGGGCCTTGAACTCAAGGCGCGTCCCGGCCGGGGCTTGCGTCAGCCAACGCATTGCCCGTTGCGTGTCGTCCTTACCGTTCAAAGTGATCAGCGCGCGCGTCATGTTTCACCTAGAATGGAATCCGATCCCCGTTCATGTCGTCGCCGGCATCAGAACTCTGGCGCTGTTGCTGGCCATCTTTCGGCTTGATCGAGAACGACAGCGCCGGAGCCTTGGCGGACTGATCCGCCCGGCGCTTCCATGCCGATACCCAATATTCGACGCCACCCACGTTCAGGCTGCCCTTGAAATCGGGATGCTTGTCGTTTTGCTTGTCATCGTTCTTCCAGATCGCGCCGCGATTGGTGTTGTCGCGCTCAGTCATTAGCCAGCCATCCTGTGTTCGTCGGCAATTTCCATATTGCGAAGCGCATCCCGATGCTCGGCAAAGACGCCGCGCAAAAATTCCTGCCAGTCTGGCTTGAGACTGCCGAGCCGGTCCTTGTTATCGGCCGCCCATTTATTCAGTTCCGGCAGCGATCCTGTCGCGTGAATTTCCTTTTGCATCGCGTCGAAGATCGGGCGCTGATCAACAACGCGAAGTTTCTTCACCGACGACGGGTCCGGCAACGGAATGTTGTCCACCGGGTTGCCGTGCTGATCGTATTCAGTCGCCGGGACGATCTCCTCCGGCCGCGTCACATGCGGATTGCGCCGGCCCTCGGCAAATTCGTCGGCTTCGGCTTCCGAATAAAGTTCGCCATGCGATGCCAGCAGCTTGAGGATCACGCGATCCTTGGCCCGCTTTTCTGCCATCGCATAGCAATAGGCATTCTTGTTATTCTTTGGTGACGCCTCGCCAATCGACCACTCGGAGCGTTCATTCAGCTTGCCGTAGACGATAATCGAGGCAATACCCTTTTCGGAATTTGTTTCGATCATGGTGGGTTGACCCCAAACAACGCCCTGCTCGGCAGCGACGCGCTCAAGTGCCTTGTGCTTCACCACCCAGGTTGAGCCGTGAACTTCCCAAATCTCGTCGGAATCGATATTGTATTTAGCCATGAACTCCATGACCTGTTTTGACGGCTTGCCCATTACTTCCCTCCCAAATCATCCAGTATGCGCGACAGACGGTCCCGCTCACGTTCGATATTGATCAGCGCCGACGTGTCGATCAGATGTGCCCGGCAAGCATTGGACTTGCGAAGGTCATCCAGATCGGACACCGCCATGAACAGATTGCGGATGGCGTGATCCGCCTTGAACTCAGTCGTTTCCATTGGATCGATTACCGCTGTACTCATGCGCTTATCCTCTCCGGTTGATCGTTGGTTTCGTCCGTCACCGCGCCGATGATCGGCTTGACCGTCACCGTCACGAATGCTTGCGTCCCGTACCGCTTGCTGCCGGTAATCTCGGTGATCTGGCTGTCATCGCGGTAGACAATGCCGTTCAGCGAATCCGCCACGGCCTTAATCAGATTGTCAGCATCGGGCTTTACCGTGGGACGAATGACACCAAGCAAGGCATCCATCCGCTTTTTCTCGGTCCAGCTTTTCGGTATCTCGAACACGGCGCGAAAATACATCTGCACCGGGCCGTCAATCGGCTGGCGCGATCCCATTTCGGCCTTTGCCGTTTTCGCTACCGCCTGCTCATAGCTGCGCGTCTTGTCCGGCGTGTAGGCATGACCGCCGCGCGTAAAGCGTGGCCTGCCCTTGCCGACCGGCGCACCCATGACAACGATGGTCACCGGCTCCGTCATGCCGATTGTCTCGTTTCCTTGCGAAGCTGCTTCGCAATGAAGGGTTTTAGCGCGGCGATCAGTTCCCCGCGACGGATGGAGCGCGCGGGCTCGACCTCGATCAGTGCGCGGAGGTGCGCGATCTTGTGATGCAGCGGAAGGCGCGCGATGCGATGGAGAACCTGGGCAATCGGAGGCTTGGTCATTCTGGCACCGCGAATTGAGAGACAATTTCGTCAACCGTTGCTTTCAATTCCAAATCACCAGCCGCGATCAGCTTTCCAATCTTTTGGAATGAATGCAGCGATGTGGTGTGATCCCGTCCGCCAAGAAACATTCCAATTTGCGGAAACGACAACTCTGTTATTGAGCGCGCGATGTAGACCGCAACCATGCGCGGACGAACGCATTTGGCCTCACGGCTTTTGGAGCGAAGATCATTTGGCGTTTGTCCATAGTATCTGGCGACGGCACGGATAATGTTGTGCATCGTCGGGACGGGCCTATCGTCAATCATTCGAAACCAGATCGGGCTCGTTGACGACGACTCTGAAATTGGAGCCACGTCCACCTTCGCCTCTGGATAATCTTCGAGACCTATCCCGATGATGAATTGCGGCACGACGGCCAGCGACAATTTCTCCGGCTCAGGCGCTGGCCTCGCGTAGCACCCAAGACGCTCGCGCCTCGCTCTAATTTCTGTGCGCGTCGGAATGTGCTCGATATTCATCGTTTACTCCTTACTCTCGCCCAAGTGAGCATCCACATGCGGCACGCTAGGCGCGCCCCGATCCATGCGCCGATAGATGGCCACGAAGTCGCCAATTGGCTTTCCCGCTTCCTTCCGCGCATTGACAACTTCAAAGAGTTCTTCAAGAAACTGGCGATACAGTCGCGATGCTTCAGCCCGCGCCTCAAGGATCGGCAGCATCTTGACGAGGAAGTAGTCTGGATCGTCCTTAGTTACTTCACTCTTTGGGCGTTTGTCGTCTTCAATGGTGATTTCACCCGCGACAGTTTTTGCAATGACATCGCGGACAAATTCATTGTCCTCAAACCATTCCTTGTATTTGCGGTGTTCAGCACAGATTGTGTGGAGGTGCCGCTCAAGCGCGCGCGAGCCATCCACAATGGCTATCGCCGTCAACTTCTCAAGGTCATTCGACCGAAGTCCCGCGAGGCGCTCTTCCGGTTTGGTTGTAAAGCCGATCTTGACGCGACCCGGCGCGCCAACAAAATAGACTTTCCCGGCCCTGCTCATTGCGCCGCCCTCAAGATTTCTTTCGCCGCGACCACCTGAGCTTCAGCCGCTTGCAGATCGTCGTCACGATGGTCTGTGCCAACTTGGCGAGCGATGGTGATTTCATGCTCCAACCTGATGATTTCGTTTTGCAGGACGGAAACGAACTCGGCGCGGATGCGCGCCATCAGCCACGCCGGGACAATTTTCGTCCGAAAGCGGCGGATGTTTTCGAGAGTTCCGGGTGAGGTACGCAATCGACGTGCGAGGCTGATACGCGCCTCCGTCGTGCGAACACCCAAGCGCTTTGCTTCAGCGTTTTCCAACGTTCTGGCAAAGCGATGAACCGCTTCAATGTCGGTCATGGCGTTCATTTGGATATTCTCTCCATCGCGGATGGACACTTTGACTTTCCTTTCCATGCTCAGTTGCGAACATGAGAAAGGCACTCAACGACAACGAACCACTGACATTCACGACGCTCTCGGCGGCAACCGAACGCGCGTTAGCCAAACTTCACCGCGATCCCGGCAAGGATCAGCGGAGTGAGAAACAGAATTCCGATGACATAAAAGACAACGCTGTCGCGAAACTCGGCATCGCCATGGTCGCGACTGGATAGGAATGATGCGCCGTCGTTTTCTTCGACCCGAGACGGCGCGACCGGGACCAACAGCCGGGGAGGAACGGCTCGAAGCTGAATTGCAGGATTGCGCGAAGCCCCCTCGCGCATGTGAGAGCGGCCGGGTTGATAGTCCCCCGTGGCCCGGCCGCTCGTCTTTTCGAATTGGATCAGCATGGCTTAGCAACCTCGCTGTTTGCGGCTTGCCGCAGCATCTCAATGAGGTGGTCGGCTTCCGAGCGGCGTTGCGTTACCCCGGAGCGCATCAGATGTTGCGCGTTTAACCGCGCGGAAAGGACTTGCAATGCGGCGCGTTGCATGGAGGTCATTGCAGGCCCCACGTTTGCGAGGTTTCGGCAAACAGACCGTCTTGCGCTGCGACCAATCCGCCAACTGCGATTGCGTTCTCGGCTGAACGGCGCCCTACTTGTTTGCCGCCGGGTTCGAGAAAAAAAACGACCTCAGTGTCGCCGGTTTCAGTCTGGCGATTGAAGCGACAGAGGCGCTTACCGGAGCGACATTGCTCAACGATATGTTCAGCGCGTTTCCAGAGTTTCGGGGCTCTGCTCATGACGCCAACGCCTCCGCAAGGTTACGTTGCTCAATTAGGGATTCACGAAAGTACAGGATGCGATTGTCGGGAGCGCAGATCGCGGTATCACAATCGTTCCAGCGCTCAGCGACGGACACGCGATGACGACGAGCATCATTTACGGATCGGAATGTTTCTCCGTCAGACCACCACTGGTCCTTGATGACGATGACCACGCGGTATCCACTCATCCCCGCACCTCATCGATCAGCGCCCATGCGAAGAGCGCGACAAGGACGACAAGCGCGATGTTGGCGAGGGTGTCGAAGGTCATGACGCCGCCCTTTCATGCGAGGGGGTGGAGAAACGAGCCGCAACAATTGCATCGCGCTCTGCCTTCGGAAAGCCGCTTAAAAGCAACTTGCGACGGAGCTTGAACTTGGGCGATTTGCGATATCGATCAGAGGCGGCCTTAAGGGCGGCTTTGGTCTGCTCTGGCGTGGTGCTGGTTTGACGCGAGCTCGCTTTTCGTGTCCGCGCGCCGGACTTCACATCATGCCAATAGTCCTGAATATTGGTGATGCCAGACGCGATGTAGACATTCCCGACAGCATAGGCGCCGGTATCGCCATTGCGGCACATCTGATACCCGGCACCACGGCCGCGATCATCCCAATGGCCGGAATGTTGCCAGATGCCCCACCACTGCCAGAGGTTCAATTCCCACGCGATACCGCGCTCAGCCGCGTTCTTTTTCTGGCACGAGAAAGCTCGTGTCGGCATTCGCATACTACGAAGGGCAACGTACTGATCCCAGCTACATCCCCACTTCGCCAAGGATTTTTGATTGCGCCGAGTTTCAAAGCGGCGGCGCTTCTCCTCGGCCTTAAAGTGCTGGCCGCCGTCCGCCCAATTCATTCCAAAATGCTTGGTGAGGATCTGCCGAACACGTTCACGCGTTATCGAGAATTTCTCGCCAATCGCTTGAAGGGTGTTTCCCGCCTTGTAGAGCGCGGCCATTTCTTGGGCGCGCGGGCTAACCTTTGTTTCGGCGCCGGTATAGGGCTGGCGAGGAAATTTGATGCCGTATTGCTTCGCCAACCGGCAGATGTATCCGTATTGGATGCCGGTTTCTTGCGCTACTTGCCGCCGCGTGAGCCCCCGTGCCGCAAGATGTCGAAGATGATCGATCTTGCTCTCGCTCGACTTGCGGACCTGCACCCGCGCGTGTCGCGCGAGAACGTCAACGTAGTACGGCCCGATATTCAGAACCCAAGCGATCTCGGTTCGATTAAGGCCAGCGCTCGCGAACTCGGCAACGCTGGCAACATTGGTTGCGAACTGCCCAGTCATGCGGCACTCCGGGAATGCGAACGCATGAAGTCGCGAATTTGCTGCTCAGTATCGGGCCAGATGCGCCGACCGGCGCGAAGTCGCTCGACAAGACGGCCATTCTTGACGGCGAGAATCCCAAAGCGATGCGGGCCGATCTTATTCAGCCGCATGTACCGCTCGATTTCTGTAAGCAGGGTGTTTTTGCTCATGATAAGGAGCCGTGTAACACGCTTTAGCGTGCTAGTCAACACACGCTATAACGTGCCGCCAGTTCCCGCGCGGCGTGCTACAAAATGCGTATGAATCAGGACTGGTACGGCAGGTTTGTTGGCGCGATCCGCAAGGATGGGCGCGACCTAAAGACGATCAGCAAGGCGGCTGGTTGCGGGCCGAACTATGTTCAACAGATCATCAAGGACAACAAGCGGCCGACCGTGGATCGGTTTATGGCTATTCTCCACGTGCTCGGAAGCCCGTCAGCCCTCTACGTTCTTACCGGGCACGAGCCGAGCCCGGATGATGAAGATTTCATTCGCCTGTTTTCTGGCCTAGATCCGAAACTCCGGGCGGAAGCGCATCGTTTTTTCCGCGCACTACAAGATCGGCCAGGTACTCAAGGGCCTTCCGACGAGCCTCAGAATTAAGTTTTAGCCATTCGTCGTATAGCGCGAGCAGTTCATACATATCTGACCCCGGCCCCAAATGGATGTTCTCTATTCGTTCATGCAATCAGAAGGTGGTTATATTTTCAAGGATAGAAATCCTAAAATTAAAGAAGTTCGCAAAATAAATGTTTAAGGGATCGTGAAAATGAAAATACAATCCCGAGTAAAATCTACCGCACCGGCCCCGCCTCCGTTGGACCCTAAGGAAGCCCTTCGACACATCAAGACGTTAGCGTTGGCGGCTCAGGGTAGTTCCGACATGGACATGATCCACGAGCACGTCAGGATCATTCTGTTGCTTGTGGATAAGGCGCTGCCGCGTCGTCGGCGGTCGGATCGCCATGGGGATTAAAGCGGCTGTAGGGGCGAGATGACGTGAAACAGCCGCCACGATACGTTCGGAGCCCGGCCAAATACACTATCCCAGATGATATAGCTCAAGGCATTGGGCATCTTATGGTGCGGTGGGCCTACTTGGAACATGCGCTGCAAACCATTGTTTGGATGCTCGTAGGCGTGACCCAGCCTGTGGGGAGACTCGCTATTCGCGAGCCGAGGGTGCAAGAGCGCGTCCGCTTGATTGTTGAATTATCCGATCTAAAGGGCCTCGATATCCCCGCAAAATTTTTCAAGTCGATTTGCAGCCATGCCGAAGATATCGGTAGAAATCGCGATCTTTTGGCGCACGGCCACTGGATTTTCGATGACGAAAATTCGAACTGGCAGGTTGTTTTAACTAGAGGAAAATGGTCTGACGATGAGCCGCACCCCAGCGCTAAAAGCATTGTCCCAGAGGCGTTGATTGTAACGTCAGAAGCGCTCGGGAAAATTCAAGCTCAACTCGACGAACTTATCAAGATGGTGGAGCTTATCGCGGAACGATTTGAAACCCTGCTGCCCCCACCGCCCGAAGTACATCCATCGCAATTTCCATCGAAGTCTCCCACTCCCAATCGACGCGCCACAAAACATCAGAAACCGCCTCGATAGCTTCCGGCGGGATGGCTTTCACTACATCGCGGCTGGATAGCATCTCCCCCCCACCGGGCGGCACCTTCCAAGCATCGTCGTTCATCTGTACCAACCTTCCGCCCGGCTCATGCCGGGCTTTTTTGTGCCTGCATCATAGGGCGCTGTGCGGCGACACACAACAAAAACACGCTAAAGCGTTTTGGCCTATTGCGCGACACGCCATAGCGTGCTAGAACACCTCCATCAACCAACGATGGAGCCGGGCAAGATGGGCTACTACTCCCCCAACCCGCATTACGCGCCGGATGATTTCAGCGACGACACCAAGCGCGTTGACGAAGCGCAGGCGATTGCCGGTCGGTATTTCCGAGACGCCACCAAGCCGCAAGCTGCCAAGTACGCCGAGCAGATGGCGGTTATCCGTCCCTACGCTGGCTCGCCCAAGTGGGAACGCGCCCGCGAGACTGCAACGCAGGAATATCGCGCCAGCACGGAAGCTGCTGCGGCTCTCTGCAACGAGACGTACCGCAAGGTTTACGAAACCGGCGAAGTCTCGGACGAACTCTCGTACCGCTGGGATGCTCTGATCGCTGCGAACGCGCCTGTCGTGACGGAGTGCGCGGCATGACCAGCAAGGCAGGACATACGGCGGGGCCGGCTACGGTACTGCGTTCGAAGCGCCCATCTGATGGCGAGCATGACTTCGCGGTAAACTGCGAAGGCGCTCCGGTGATAGCTGAGGCCTTCGGCCGAGCCGCAGATGGCGAAGGCTCTATCCTTCCGGCCGAGGCCAACGCCCGCCTGATCGCGGAAGCCTTCAACGTCGCGCACGAAACCGGCCTGACGCCGCGCCAGTTGGCGGAGCGGTGCGGGAAGTTGGAGGCGATGCTCAAACTGGCGCTGCCAATTATCAGCGATAGGGCCGCCGGTGGCAGAATGTTGACGCCTCGGGAGCACGCAATAGGTGTGTTTCAGAAAATCGACACAGCCCTATCCAAGGCTACGGCTGGGGGTGCGGTATGACTTGGCTCAAGTACGCCGATGCGCCAATCCTGGTTGACGAGCTTTTCAACCGCGACCAGCCGGAACAGGTTAACTCATATCGGAAGCCGCACGGTTTCTGGATCACTGATGACAGCGAAGATTGCTGGCGCTCGTGGTGCCTGTCGAACCGCTTTAGCTTGGATCGTCTCGCTTACAAACACGAGATCGACCTTGATGAAGGCCGTATCTTGATCCTTCGTGACGAATACGATGTTCGGCGGTTCGCTAAAACCTATCGCGTGTTCAAGGAGTGGGGGCCGACGCACGATCCGCACAAGTGGACCGACATCTGCATCTATTGGCCCAATGTCGCCAAAGACTACGCCGGTATCATCATTACGCCGTACCGATGGGAACTCCGCATGGAGCCGGGGTTCGATTGGTACTACGGATGGGATTGCGCCAGTGGGTGCATTTGGGATGCGAGCGCGATCAAAGACGTGCGGTTGGTTGAAATCGACCGCGAGGTATCTGCGCCCGCGCTAAAATCGGAGGCCGCATGACCCCCGACCTCATAGCCGATCAGGCGCTCATCCTGACAAGCCAGTGGCAACGCGAAGCTCTGCCGACGAGCGACGAAGCAATGCTTCTGCTCTACCGCGATCAGGCGCGGCGCTGGGCGCAGCAGGACAACCAATCAGAACAGGACTGGCGCCGCATGAATGACGTGGTGGCCGGATGCATGGAGGGTGAGCATGTTTAGGGTGGGGCAGAAGGTGGTGGCGGTTAATGACGCCGATCAGGGAAATCGCCAGCGCCCCATAAAGGCTGGCGAAATCTACACGATACACCGCATCGTCGAACATAAAGATTTTGCTGGGAATTGCGGCCTGTGTGCATTTCTCAGCGAGATCGAGCCAGAGAAGTGCCCGTTGCTCGACGAATGGGCTCCATTCGCATTGAGCCGCTTCCGCCCCATCGTACCCCGCCCGACCTCTATTGAGTTCGCGCATGAGATACTGCGGAAGGCCACCCGCACCGACGAGGTGTCGGTATGAGCAAGATCGATGATGGTGGACCCGCATTTCCCTTGAGCGCGGACGCCGCAATTAATCCTGTGACGAACGTGTATGGCGCAGACATTTCGTCCGGCCTCACCAAGCGCGATTACTTCGCTGCGGCGGCTATGACAGGGCTCGCCGCTCGCATGGGTGCAGCATGTGGATACAAGCACCAGTACGCTAAGGCCGCATTTGAATACGCCGACGCCATGATCGCCGCCTCCAAGACCGGAGGGCCTGAGCATGGCTGACCTCACCTCACTCATTGAGCGCATTGAGGCCGCGACGTTCGAAACCCAACACGCCGTTATCTATGACGCGCTCGTTCTGTTTCATCGCCAAAGCTGGATAACAGACAATTGGTACGACGTCGCAATGGAGATGCGTCGTGCGGGCGCATTCCTAGATGCGGTCATGACTCTGATGCCGGAGGGCTACGCGGTCACAGACTTGATGATCTGGCCCGATGAACCGTCTTCGACCACCGTCGTCGGCACGACACGCCGTCCATTCGGAAAAGATCATCGCATGTCGTGGGTTCATGGTGCAGGCGATGGCACATGGAAAGGCAACGGCGCAACCGCTCCCCTCGCCCTTCTCGCCGCCATCCTTCGCGCCAGACAGACGGAGGCGCGGTGATGGGGCGCGTTCTGGTCGCCTGTGAATTTTCCGGTGTTGTCCGCCGCGCCTTTGCCACCAAGGGCCATGACGCGTGGTCATGCGACTTGCTGCCGGCAGATGATCGCAGCAACAAGCACATCATTGGTGATGCCCGCGATCTGCTAAATGACGGTTGGGACTTGCTCATGGTGGCCCATCCGCCTTGCACGCGCCTGTGTAATTCAGGGGTGCGCTGGCTGTCCGTGCCGCCGAAGGGCAAGACCGTCGAGCAGATGCAGGCCGAACTACGGGCCGGCGCGGCGCTGTTCTCCTCGTTCTGGAATGCGCCTATCGAGCGCATCTGCATCGAAAACCCGGTCATGCACCGGCACGCGAAGGCGTTGATCCAGAACTACGCCGAGCCCGCACAATCTGTGCAACCGTGGCAGTTCGGCCATGGCGAGACGAAGCGTACCTGCTTCTGGCTGCGGAATCTTCCGGCGCTTGTGCCGAGTAACATTGTCGCCGGCCGCACACCGCGCGTTCATTTCGCCTCCCCTGGTCCTGATCGCTGGAAAGAGCGCAGCCGGTTCTTCCCCGGCATCGCACAAGCCATGGCCGATCAATGGGGCTCGCTCCTTAAAACCGAAGAACAGCCCGAAGCAATCGGAGCCCCATCATGACGAATCCTGATCTGGTGAGGCTGGCGGATGAACTCGACGGCTGGCACGATTGCGCTGATGGCGATGTTAACGCCGGCAACGGCCACTTCCGTCTTGTTTGCGTACACGACTCCGAACAGCAGCGATTAAACCTGCGCGCGACGTTGCGCGAAGTATCAACCGCCCTCCGCCGTCTCCCAGCAGACGCCGGGATGCGAGAGGCGGTTAGGCGGTTGGAAGAACTCGACTGCTTATATGTCAACGGCGAGCGGTATCCGTTCGGCGGCATTGTCGGCGACCCTGAAACCGCGACCCGCCGCGAAGCCATCAAAGAGTGCATCGCAGCCCTCACCGCGCCCGGCGCGACGACGAAATCTGACGGCGGCGGGAAGTTAGAGCCCGCTGAATGCCCTCAAGACCGCAGTTGCGCGCGCGAGCCAATCGGCAATACCGCGTCATCTGGGCAAGCGGTCCCCGGAGTAGCGCCCGGCCCGTCAGACCCTTCATCCACCCGCAGCGAGGTGACGGAAAGCCTCGCTCGAGCTATTTGCAAGGCGAAAGGCGTCAACCCCGATTGCCTGCACCAGAATTACGGCGACGAACCGATTGATCATGCCGACACATCTGGGAAGGCGTTTCATTACGGCTGGCGCAACCAGCTTGGCATTGTGAACGCCCTGCTCGAAACGCACCAGATCAGGAGGAAGTGATGGCAATCCTCCCCTGCCAGAAATGCGCCGGCGAAGGCACGATCTATACCTCGCGCTATGGCGGCAATGATCCCGACGTTTACCCGGTCGGGAAATGTGAAGCTTGTGACGGCTCCGGTAGCCAACCGTGCGAGCGTCGTGGATGCAAAGAGAACGCCATCGGCTTCAACGACGATGGCGAGGCCATGTGCGCCGACTGCCTGCACGAATGGGCCGAAGAACAAATGTGGGAGGACTGATGTCCATGACCATGGAATTGAAGTGCTGCCCGTTCTGCGGCAAGCAGCCAGTAACATTCGGGTCTGGTGACGGACAACGCGGCTTGATGATCGAATGCATGACGGACGGGTGCGTTAATCCGCATGTCAGCTACTACGACCACGCCGTCGCACAAAAGGTTTGGAACACCCGCGCAACCGCCTCTCTCCAAGGCGAAGATGCGGTCGAGAGGGTGGAATTGCCCTTGGCCCGCGCGATCAATGACGTTCTGAACGCGATGGTCGATGCGCGGGAGGAAATGACAACCACGAAGATATCGGCGCGGATACTTGGCGACGATACTGTCCGCGCTATTCTCGCAACGGGCCTTGTGCCCGACGAAGCGGCGGTCAGGGCCAACAACACGGCCAACCTGATTTCAATCATCGCGGACATTCGCGAAAAGACCGGCCTTGGCGGTAAGCCAATGCTCAATGAACTTGCCGACGCAATCGTTGCCGAGATGGATCGACGCGTGGCTGACGAGCGGGAGAAGTGCGCGAAGGTGGCGGATAAGCACGCATCTTCTTACGACAATGAATGGAACAGAAAACTAGGCAAAGCAAACGACCTCGTCGAAGCGTGCGAAGAAATCGCCGCCGCCATTCGGTCGGGAGGCGGGGAATGAAGCTGACAGAGGCGCAGCGGCGCGCGCTCAACTTGCTGCCAATCACGGTTACGATGTGGGGCGGGAAACCATTCACCAGCCTACCGCGAGGTATTCGATCCGTCTCGACGCTAGAGGCATTGCGCCGCAGAGGTTTGTGCAAATCGCAGCATGTGGTTACGCGTGACGTGTGGACGATCACCCCCGCCGGCCGCGCCGCGCTTGAGCAGGAAGGGAAATAGGGGATGGTAACCATGCGCGAATACGTTGACCGCGTTCAAGGTGCCGGGTCTTGGGACCGAATGCACGACGCAATCAATGAAGGGCAGCTCCATGGGTGGAAATTGCCTCCTGTCGAGGTGGATGGACACGAGGTCCACATTTTCCCCGGCGACAATCGAGAGGTGACTCTCGAACAGGTCCAAAACGAAATCCGAAAGGTCTGGAAACAAATCCCGCCTCCGTGGAGCCGCACCAATGAGCGATGACCTGGTGAGCCGCCCTTGGCGCTGCGACGTGACCGGAAACCCTGTAGGCACCGATACTGCTACTCTTGGTGCCAAGCCATGCCAATGCCAAGGGTGCAGAGCCGCCCAAGCCCTCACGGAAGCCCGAGCCGAGATCGAGAGGTTGCGGGCTAAGCCGCCGCCACTCAACGCGCAATCGCTGCCGGGCGTCGATGCATTAGTGAAGACGTTAGAGGCGCAAGTCGATGAAGCCTTGCGCTCCTGTCTTGCCGAACGCGAAGGCCGGTTGAAAGCCGAATCCGAACTTTCCACCCTCCGAGCCCGTGTCCGGGAAGTCGTGGGGCCGTTCAGCAAGATCGACCCATTTGAGGTAGCGTTTTCGAAGCACGGAAAGATTTTCCGACTGGATTATAACGCCTCGCTGCTTGACCAGCTGACATTCGAGCATCTCCGCGCCGCCCGCCAACTGAATGAGGATTTGAAGTAATGGCAAAGTTTCGCAAGAAGCCCGTTGTGATCGAAGCCGTGCTTTGGGACGGCAAGATGCCAACTGTCGAACCTTTGATGGTCGGCGCGACAACGCAAAGTGTCGAACAAGATTTGGGCGACCCGGCGCTACTAATTCCAACACTCGAAGGCACAATGCGCGCCGAAGTCGGCGACTGGATCATTCGTGGCGTTAACGGCGAACTCTATCCGTGCAAGCCGGATATTTTCGCCAAGACATATGAGGCTGTAGAGTCATGACCCTCCTCCCAACACCGCTGGAAGAAGCGGCGAAAAAACTGGACCCGGATGCTTTTGCCGTCGATGAGTTCGGAAGCTATGCGCTCGTCTCGGGGTCGTCTCGTCGTGCAAGCGCCAGAACTCACGCCACCGCCGCGATCACGGCCTACCTCGCACAGGCAGAAAAAGAAGGTTGGGTGATGGTGCCAACCAATGCCACTGCGCAAATGATTGCTGCGGCATTCCCATCGACGGATCGAGACGTTCTGTCCAGCGAGGATCTAAAGACAGGGGCGGCCGCGATCATGATTTTGGAAGGCCCGGCAGACCTAGGAGCAATCACCGGCCCCGCAGTCAAGGAAGCCGCCGCAATGTGCAAGGACTACCGAACAATGCTCGCAGCAGCGCAGAACGGGGGAGACATCCCCGCGCCGCCGATGGGGAAGTGATGATGGCAACGCCTGACAACATTTGCTGCCCCCACTGCGGCGAAGCGCTCGGCTTTCAGATTACATCGCGGCTCATGGATTCGTCGCGCCTAAGTTTCGCAATCCACCCAAACAAGGGCGAGTTACTGTCCGCCCGGAATGTCGGCGGCGCCATCGAACAGATGGAAAAGCTCTTGGTCGCTTGCGGCAAAGACCTTGGCGTCAAAACTGCCGTTCTGGTCGAGGGTATCAACTTCAATGAAGGATCGGTGACGGTCGATCTACTTGTCACCCGACACGACACGAAAGTCAGAAAGCGGGCTGAAACCTCCCCCGGTGCTGCCGATGAGTAGGACGGCTCTCACTATGGATGAGGCGGCAAAGGCACTGCGGAAATCTCGCAGGTGGCTGCACGATTGGCTTGCCAAAAACCCTGTTGATTCCGCCGGTCGGCCGTTCTGTTCCAAACTTGGCAGGACGCGGCTTTTTCGCGAAACTGATATCGAACGCATCCTAGACGCCGCACGAGAGCAATCATGCCGCTCAAACTCGTCCCGCCGCGCGCCGGTAGGTCGCCCAACTGGACGATCCGGGGGTCCTATTGCGGAATCCCTGTGGATCGAAGCACAAAAACTCATCGGGAAGCCGCTGCCCGGCGCAAGCTCAAGGAACTCATCGAAGCCATCGAATGTGGTGAGTATCCGCCCAAGCGACCCGAACCAGACGCCCCAACCTTCCTGAGCGCGGCGGTGAAATACATGCGATCAGGTGGCGAGCGGGAGAACGTGGGGCGGCTGATCGCTCACTTTGGCGAGAAGCCTCTTGCCGAGATCGGGCAATCCGAGATCGACGCCGCTGCGCTGGAACTATATCCGAACGCCGCCCCAGCCACCCGGAATCGGAAGGTCTACACGCCCGCTTCCGCGATCCTGCATACGTCCGGCATTGATATCCGGCTTAAGCGTCCAGCCGGAGCCAAGGGGCGCGTCGTAACTCAGTTTCTGCGGCCGGAGGACGTGACAGCGATCATTGCCGCTGCCGAGCAAGAGGACCCAGCATTCGCCACCTTGCTTGCCTTGCTGGTCTATTCCGGCTGTCGGATTGGCGAGGTCATGCGGATGAAGATCGAGGATCTGAACCTTGATCACCGCTGGGCCTACATTGGCAAAACCAAGAACGGCGACCCGCGGACGGTTCTGCTCCGTGCCAGTCTCATTGACCCGTTGCGGCTGGTTGTCGGCAAGCGGACAGAAGGGCCGCTGTGGCCGTTCCGGGCCGGCGGCGGGCTCAAGGACCGGCTTGTGCGTGCCAAGCTGCGCGCCTGCGACGTGACCGTGCCAAAGCGCCAGAAGGGCAAGTCTCGCCGGATACCGCACCACCGGCTTAGCTGGGCCGGATTCCATGCGTTCCGGCACACATGGGCGACGTGGATGCGCCGCTACGGCAAAACCGACGTGCACGGGCTTGTGGCGACCGGCAACTGGCGGGACCCACGAAGCGCCGCCAGATATCAGCATGTCGCGGCCCATAAGGAATGGGCGCTTGTTGAGGAACTCCCCGACGTAATGTGGAAAATCCGTGGAAAGGCCAAAACGAAATGACTAACCCATTGATCTTAAAAGGAAGCGTCTCGCCTCCCCCAAGGCTGGCCGCACCTTTTATGAATGCAGGAAATGCCTTGTTTCATAGGGTTTCTGCATCATTGAAATTGCAGCAACGTGCAGAACGAATCACGAAACGAGCAACTGCACTCGTGGAAAATCCGTGGAATTTGTTCTCTCCCCGTTCACGTTCATGGGGGATGCTGTAATGGCCGAGAACAGCAAGATTGAATGGACCGATCACACCTTCAATCCGTGGATAGGGTGCCAGAAGGTTTCGCCGGGTTGCGACCATTGCTACGCAGAGTCGTTGGCGAAGCGATATGGCTGGGTCGAATGGGGGCCGCACGGCGAGCGCAAGCGAACCAGCGAGGCCAATTGGAAGAAGCCGCGCCAATGGGCTCGGGCAGCAGCTAAATCCGGGACGCGCCCACGCGTATTCTGTTCGTCTCTCGCTGACGTGTTCGACAATCAAGTGCCTGCGAATTGGCGGGGTGACCTGTTCGACCTAATCGCGGCCACCCCGGAGCTTGATTGGCTGCTGTTGACCAAGCGGCCAGAGAATGCCGCTCGCATGTTCCCTACCGGTCAGTGGCCGAATATCTGGCTTGGCACCACATGCGAAGATCAGGAACGCTATGATCGAAGGTGGCCTATCCTTCGGTCGATTCCGGCGCCGGTCTACTTCATCAGCTATGAGCCGGCAATCGGGCCTCTGCGACTTCACAACGGGCCTGACCAGCCAGATTGGGTGATCTGTGGCGGCGAGAGTGGCCCCGGAGCGCGCTTCATGCCGCCAGTTTGGGCGGTTGATATCCGAAACGATTGCGAGCGAGCAGGCGTCTACTTCTTCATGAAGCAGATGACCGGGAAAAAACCGATTCCCGAATACCTGATGCGCCGTGAATTTCCCCGTTCAGCGGAGATCGCCCCATGACCACCTGGCAGGATATCGGGACGGAGGGGCGGCCAGCATGGCGCGTCCACCGGTGGGGGCAGAACCCTGAGCTAGACGAGATCATTTCGCGTCGTTTTGGCAGTCGCTTCGACCACCCCTGCAACAACCCGAACATGGTGGAGTGCGCGATGTGGGAATGCCAGCAGGCGAATAGATGCGTGCGATACCCCTCCCCGCCCTCCAAGGAGGGGGAGTGATGCGAGTTCTGGTTTGCGGCGGTCGCCGCTTCAACGATGCCCTGACGCTCGGATCGTGGCTTGGCGGCATCCACAAGAACAACGGACCGATCACGCTGCTCATCGAGGGCGGCGCTCCCGGCGCGGACTTCATGGCTCGGAAGTTTGCTGAATGGGCTGGCATCCCGACGCAGACATTCGAGGCTGAATGGAACCGCTACGGTCGCCGGGCTGGGCCGCTGCGGAATCAGCGTATGATCGAGGAAGGCAAGCCGGATTTGGTCGTGGCGTTCGAGGGCGGTAAGGGCACCGCTGACATGGTACGGCAAGCGGAGGCGGCCGGAATCCGCGTCTTGCGGGCCACCAAGATCACGACGGTGCACTGACCACCGATCCGGGCTAGGATGGAGAGAATGGCAATGGCCAAAACAATGGTGAGCCGAGAGGATGCCGACGTTCTGCGGAATGGGGTTAAGCGCCTCGTCGATGATTTTGAACGGCTTGGATACGAGCGATCAACTATCGGAGTTGTGCTTACGAGCATGGGGCTCGCAATTGTCCAAGTCCATATTGGACATAACGAAGCGATGTCTATGATCGCGGGGCTTCAATCCGCGCTGACGCAAGATCAAGGTGGGACGCAATGACCCACTGGCCCGACGTCACCAACAAGCCCCGCCTAGGCTACGTCGCAGAGCATGGGTCAAGGGATAGGCCGGCAAAAGGGAGAAGTCCGTGAAATATTTTGTAAGCTACAGGACGGACGAATGTGAGTCCTGCGCCACCGAAGAATTCGAGCATGAAAGCGAGGTTGTAGACTTTCTCAACAAGAATGCTGCAAACCCGGATTTCTCTTTTGATGTTATACTGGGACGGCGCGTCGAATTTGAGCCGGTCAATGTGGCGACACAGTATCGCGTTAAGGGATAGGCCGGTAAAGGAGAGGAAGTAATGACGGACGAGCAACGACGCGCGGCTTCGCTGCTTAATCTGTGCCCGGACACGCCGGAAGAATGGCCAATGGCCATAGTTGATAGACTGGTTTGGATGAAAGAGAATTTGTCCGATGGTGATTTCCACCGCGAATTTTTAAGCTTGATTGGCACGAATCGACCAGCGAAAGAGAGGGAGTGATGCTTGGCAAGCTGCTGCTATTTAGACGCCGCGAGGTTGCCCCTAGCCCAACGCTGGAACAGTTGATGGCCATGAGTGCAAACATGGGGCACGGCGTCGAGACAGATTTTATCCGGCGCCGACGCGACGAAATTGCGAGGATGACGGCCGAGGATGACTGCGCATACTATCGCCACGTCGCAGACTTATCGGCCCGCTACAATTCCGGCCAACGGCAACGTTCCGACCGTGACCGCGCGGTAAAGGACTTCACCCGCGTCTGCGAGCAAACCAGCCTGATCGATAAGCTGAGGAAGGAATGACCGACCTCTATCTCCGTAAGGTCACCGGCCACCCTCAGGCGCGAGACAACTACCGCGTCATCCTGAAAGATCACGGAGAGGAAATCGAACTCGGATCGATCGGCATTCAGAACCTGACCGGGATGCAGCAGGGTTGGCGCTGGGCCATCGATACCGTCATCCCGATGCGCGACATAGATTCCAGCGGATGGGGCAAGGACCGCGCGGACTGCATGCGGAAGTTCAAAGCGGCATGGGAGCGGTTCGCGTCCGATCCCGCGCGGCTTGTCGAGTTCATTGCAGAAAAGCGGCGTATGCGACGGGGATGAGCAGGCAGACAATGCCCACTCCCCAGATCCACGGCACAAACTCATTCCCCCGGTCGCAGGCGTAGAGCCAGATGGCGAGGATGATGAGGATGGCGCCGAGGGGTTGGGTCACCGCATTCGGCTTTCGTTGCGGATCATTTCCAGCGTCTGCCGGGCAGCGCGAAACTCTGTCAGCACGTCGCTCAGAATATCGTTGCTGTCCTTGAGTAGATCGTTGGTGCGACGGGCTTCCTCTGCGACTTCATGCACCGACTGCATCATGTCATGCAGCGGGCCGATCATCAGCCATTGCGGGATCAATTCAGGCGGCTTGCTGGCGCTGTCCCGGCTGCCGCGCGTGGCAGCAGCCCAAATAGCATAGAACACCGCCGCGGCGACCGCGACTTGAATGATGGGGAAGGCATTAAACGAATCGAACGCCGATTTAGCCAAGCCTTCCATGATGGTCCCTCATCGCGAATGCCCGGTAGATCGAAATCAATTCGACCCCTGTGAAGACCAAATAGACCGGCGCACCTAGCGACGTGAGATCATCCGGCGATACCGCAATGAGGCTGAGAAACATCTGCGACCAGATCACGGCTCCCGCCCCTGATCCGATTGTGCGCAACCATGGCCCGACTTTCGGCCATCGGCCGTTGGCGATCAGCGCGATAATTCGCACCGCCCCGACGATGATGAAAAACCACGCGATAAAACTGCCATGGACATACTGCACCAGCCCATCCAGAGCGCGATAATCGGACGGGACCGGCGCGGCGATAATCTGGATTCCGAGTCCGACCATGATCCACGCGGCGGCGGCTTCTGATATGCGGTTGTTGAAATGGTGGACGAGGCCGCGAAGGGAGCAGGTCATTTCCGCAGCGCTCCTGCCACGATCTTGGCAACATTCTCGACGCCGCGCTTGCCGAAATAGAAGCCGATCACCATCAATGTGACGTTGGCAATCCAGCCTTTCGGCTCCGGCGTCGAGCCCCAACCAAGGCAGATATCCCAAACGAGCACCTTGGCGATGATGAAGGCGACGGAATAGCCGATGATCTTTTCAGGCTCGTACCACTTGCCGACCGTGGCAATGCGGTATTGCGTCTGCGCCTCGATCTCGGCGCGCTGCACGTCCAATTCACGCTGCGCCAGATCGGCGGCAATGCGGTCCTTGTCATTGCCAGCCGCCAGTTTTGCCTTGTAGCCATCGACCACAGCGCCGACGATTGGACCGGACAGGAAGGACGCCAGCCAAGACAGGATGGCGCTCATGTGCGCCACCCTCGCCGCTTCGCGATCACATAGCTACCTTCAACCAACCCCATCAGCACGCATCCGACCACGGCGGCCACATCTGGATCGTTGGCAACCATGTCGGCCACCGACTGCGGGATCAGCAGTTTCAGCGCCAGATACCCGGCGATGTAGCGGACCAGGATGCGAGAGATCGGCCCGATCATCGCCCGAGCCCCTTGATCTTGGCCTCGAGATCGACGGCTTTAGCCCGGAGCGCGCGGGCTTCGTTCTCAAGCCCATTCACCAGCACCTTGACGCGCGGCCATGTGTAGACGGCGGCGACATAACCGACGATCAGCAACAGAACGTCTCCGATAATCACAGCAGTCGTCATTTTGAGCCTCGTTTGAACAGGCCGAGCACGGCCATGAAAAAAGCCGCCCAAGCGGACGGCTGGTTGGTCTGTGTTGGTATAGGGCTAGGCGGACCAGCCGTGGCCGCTGGTGAGTCTTTGGGCGCGTCTGGCATCTTCGCCACGGCTGTCTTGAGCGCCGCTGCAACGTCGCCTGCGAACAACTGGGCTTCGGCTGTCCGACGCCGGGCCAGCCCGTTCAGCACCTTTCCGCCACCCCTATTCCACTTCGCCAGTTCCTTCGGGACGGACGCCCGGTCACCGGCATTGAGTTTGCGCCAGAGCGTAGCCGTCACCGGCCCGCCGGTATTGTAGGCCCATGACACCAGCGCATCGAACTCGTTCTGATTCAGCGCGACCTTGGCGCATTTCGAAACGTGAGCCTCAAACGTCGCCATGTCGCCGGCCAGCGCGGCGTCGCACTGCTGCTGCGACCAGACCGTGGCGGACGTGAACTTCGGCTCGTGATGATTGGTGTGGCCGTAGCCGATGGTCAGGACACCAACCGGATCGACATACGGCTTGAAGTAGCCCGACCTCCCCTTCACCGGCTCAAGACAGCCCTCGAACGCCTTCACGATGGCAAGGCCGGTTGGGCTCAGGCGCATAGGTTCTCGTCCTCTGAATTGGAGGTGGGGTGGGTTTACTCAAACGGGTTGCAGCAGTAGTTTCCGCCGTTAAAGGCGGCTCAGGCGCGCTTCATGCTCAAAGGAAAGTGCCATGCGTTTCTTGTTATTCTTATCGTGCGCTCTCTCGGTCGCGAGTTCTGCAAACGCGCTCGATGCAGTCAGTCGCCCTCCGCAATGGCAGTCAGCGTCCAGAGTTGAGCAGGACAGTTTTGTGTCCAAGTTTGCACCTAACCTATCTGCTTCCGAGCGCGCCGGGTTCATCAAGTGCATGGATCGAGAAACATCGGGCCAGAAAACAGAAATCGGGCCGACTAGCGGATTGTTGGGCTCAGCCACTTCGTGTCGTCAGCAGCGCTAGTCGCAACAGAAAATAGCGGCTACTGCAACACTTCAGCGAAACATGCGCCCGCGACTGACGCAACAGACCCGGTTCCTGTTTTGCATTCGATGTCTCCACCGGCCTTATACGCGCACCACATCCCCTCATTCGCGAGGAAGGCCGCCGAATAGACCTCATCAGGAGACGGCCTAACCTTAGCGTGCGGCGCAACGCCGCCGTGGGTTACGGTGAACGTTCCGGCAGAAGTGCTGAGATTGAACGGCACCACCAGTGACTTACTAGTCCATTTATTGCCAACCGTCATGATGTCGTTCGCGTTGAACGATGCATGGTTGCGAATGCCAACATTCGTTGCGCCAACGCAAGAGTTGTTTCGGAATACCGAGCCGGTTGGCTCGTTGCCGCCGCCCGAGTACGACAGGAAGTACGTGCCGGGGTTCTCGCCTGTGTTGTTCTCGACAATGTTGCGCGCGCCGGCTTGGATATGGATTGCAATCGACGTGCAGTTATTCAAGTCGTTGCCGTCGATCACGGTAGAAATATTCCGGGTGGCGCGCACTCCGTTGCCGCACGCATAAAGGGTGTTGTCCTTGACCGCGCATTTGTACGCAACGCGCGGCGATTGCGCGACCACATCGACCGCGTATTCGACCTCCGCTGTCGTATCGCCCCAACCAACCAAGGTGTTGCCGGACACTTCGCACAAAGATAGGTCCATGAGCGTGTTTGACAGCACGCGGACGCCAAATCGGCGCTCGACGGAACTGCCATCGCGCGAGATATAGTTGCCCGTTACCTTGTTGCCGTCGATGCCACCCGTATAGCTGTCAGAAAAGTGTTGAACGTTCACGCCGCTGGACCGGCAATCCTTGAACTCGTTACCAAAGACGTGATTGCGCGCGCCATCCAAAACCTGCATTCCAGAGCGACACCCGAAAGTGAGATTCCCATAGGCGCGGCAGTCGCTGCCCCAAATTCGGATTGCCTCAGTGTGGGTATCGACGCTTGACGTTCCGCTTCCGTAGACCGTATTTCCGGCGATCACTTGCTTGTCGCCGTACCCGTAAAGCAGTTTCTCATACGGGTAATAGGCGATGCAGTGCAGCGTCTTGTTGCCGTTCGAATTGCCATAGACGCCAGATGGGAAGATGCAGTTGATGAAGCGGCCGTTAAATTCATCCTTGGTGAAATGAATTTTGCTGAACGTGTGATCACCGCCTCCGCTCGCGACAATGCCGAAATGAGCGGAGCCGAGATAAGACGGATTCGCGTCTGTGTAATTCGGTGGAATGAAGCTCATCTGGAACGAAGTCGGACCACCCGACATTTCGCATTTGCTGATGATGGCGCGGTTGCAGGCCGCCAACATGATAGCTGTTTGGGGCGGCCTAAGAGAGCGGATACCGCGAAAGCGGAAGTTGTTCACGCTGTCTGCAAACACAAGGCCCGGCATGTTAAGCGTAGTCGAGCCGCCGACACTGAACGCTCCATCGCCTTCTATCGTCCCCGTTCCTTCGAAAACGACGCTATGGGCCGTAACATTGAAGATAAAAGCGGGGTTGGCTTCGTAGGCCGAATAGTTGGCTTTCAAACTGCCGTCGATCTGTACGGTCATCTTGCGATCAATTTTAATCGCGTCACTCAATCCGCCCGTCGTATCGACGATGACAGACGCGCCAAAATCAGGAACGATGAACCGGCCATTCGTCGCCGTGCGAGCCGCGACCGCTTTCAGAATAGTTTTGTTCTGCGCCGCCGTGTTACTGGGGCTCAGGCCAAAGGCAGCGGCATTGATAATCTTGTTCTGAATACCGTAGTTAACAGTGGTCACGCCATCCGACAACGTGATGGTAAGATCGGCCCCCGCGTCCTTGATGTACTTTGCGCCAGAGTTGGGGACTTGGTTCGTGTCGTAAAACGCCGTCTTGATCCACTTCGGCGCGGCGGCCGGACTGTAAGCCTGTGCCAGCGCGAACGTATCGAAGATCGGGATCGGGCCGCCGCCGCCGGGGATTGCGGTATAAGCAAGATCGGCAGCGGTCCCCATTGATGTCAGCATGGTCCCTGACGGACCGGGACCGAGAATCGACCACCCGGCCGCCTTGCGCGTGATAATCGAGCCCTGTGTGCTGCCAATGACAGCGTCGAGGATAGATGACAAGTTTGTGGGTGCCGGCGCGGCTGATCCGCCTGACACGTTGGCAAGGATAGTCTGATTGGCAATAGCCGATAGATCACCCGCCGCGATTGCCTGCGAGCCGCCGAGTGCTACTGTGTGCCCGGCAATCGTCACACTCGAATTAGCCAGCGCGCTGTTTGGAATGTTGCTGAGCGTATTCGACGCGCCGCTGATCGTCTTGTTCGTGAGGGTTTCGACGCCGGCCAACGACGCCGCGCCAATATCTTCTGGCTTCACGATGTTTGTAGTCTTGACTTTCTTCACGCCATCGGCGGCGCTGTCTGTCAGCAGAAAATAATCCGCTCCCGGAACGGCGGCCTCGGTGAGGTCCTTAACTCGAATATCGGCCATAAATTAAGCCCCCGCGTAGAGTAGGAAATTGCAAACCATCGTCGGCTGGGCGAGCGAGATGGCATCGCCGCTGCCAAGATTGGAAATCGTGCCGGTCGGCGTTGTGATGCCGGTCGATGTGATCGATCCGTAACTAGAAGGCGTGTTGAAGAAGAACGAACCGCCGCCGCTACTGTTGGTGACGTTGCCAATCGCGATATCGCCGCGTGTCGAGCTAACCGTGACAACGACCGGGTCGCCTGTGAAAGTCGGGCGCACGGCGGGAAGCTGGCCTTGCGTGAGGAGAAACGACTGCGCCCCGCCGGCAGCACCAAGCGTTAAGCCATCAACACCGCCTGATGTGGCGAGCCGCCCAGCAGCCGTGCCACCCATGTTGTCTTTGCCGGCGACTACGCGACCGCGCATGTCACCGATGCCGAATGTCGTCGAGCCGTTGCCGTTGTTATAGAAGGTGTTGCCCGCCGCGATATCGGTTTGCGCCCTCGACCACAGTTCGGGATACGACGCGCGCAAGAGTGTCTGACCGTAAGGCAGAACCGTCAGCGGCTCGGGGGTCAGGAAGGTGTACGGGATTAGTTCACCGATGTAGCGGAGCCCTGTAGCACCTCCGACGAAATTCACTTTCCCATTAGCAAAATGAATGCCGACGTTGGGATTCCCGTTCGGGAAGATCGCCGGACTAGATGCTGACCCGGTTATGGTTTTCAGCGGTCCGCCCATCGGGGCCGACCCATCGCGCGGCAGGCTCCCCGTCATGGCAGACGCCAAATCTTCAAGCGGCGGATTGTGCTGGCTGGCGAGGATCGTCTCGCCGGGCGTGGCTTTGTAATTGGATGGCAATGAGTAATTGCCGTTTGAATCTCTTGCCATTCATGGCCTCAAATAGAAAAAGCCGCCCGGAGGCGGCTTGGATGGAATGGTGTGTTGGGTGCTTCTATTGTCTCGGCTGCGCGATGCCGGCGGCTACAAGGAGCCGCGCAATTGTGTCTCGTGTGGCAAGTTTTTCAGCCTCCATCGGAGATGCGGCTAATCGTTCCTGATAAAGCGGCGAGCGCTTCCGCAGCAGTTCGTCAACACTTTTCACGCTGCGTTTGGCAAGCATATTGGCAATGGATTTTGCGCCAGCGCCTGCGGCGATTGGAACGCCAGCGCCGATCACCGCGCCCGGCGCGCCACCAAACATTGCGCCAACCCCAGCGCCTAGTGACCCGGTGAATGCCTGTCCAAACCCGCCGCCGCCGCCAAGGACGTTGCCGATATATCGTGCGGTGTTGCGCGCGCGGCTGCCGCCCATGCTTTCATTCAGGGCGGCTATCTCAGCATCCGAAAGGCCGGAAACCTCTTTCGGCTTTTCTAGGAGCGATGCAATTTTTTGCCGGAGCGTGTTGTCAAGATTTCTGCCGGAATTTGCGGCTTGTGCTCTAGCTTCCGCACGCTCGACGATACCGGTGTTAGCTCGATCAAGGACCCCTGTGATGTCGTTGGAGCGCATCGCGGCGGCGTAGTTGCCTCGCCCGCGCTCGAATAGTTGCGCCGTGGCGGCAGGGGCTCCAGCCACAACACTCTCCGAATCGATCGATGGAAGGAACTTATCAAGTCCTCCAATAGATCGAGAAGCAGCCAACTGATCTTTGGCCGCGTTCGGGTTAAAGTTTTGTGCCGTATGCCCGAGGGATTCGCGGAGGGATTGGAGATTGGATGCCGTGACGAACGAACCGGCAGGTGCGGCTTCGAGTTCTTTGAGCTTGGCGTAGGTAGCTGGCGCATCAACGGGGTGAATGCCTTTTTCGAAAAGGTCCTGCTGCGCCTGCCGGCTCCAATTCGCCAGCGAGTCCGACGTGACTTCCAGACCGGAATTGCGCGCCGCAGTGATATCAGCTTTGCCCGCCGCCGCCAATTCCTCCGTTGTCGGCACGATCGGCTTTTCACGGGTCAACGCCTTGGCAACACCAGGGATGGCCCGATCACCCGCGCGAATGGCAGGATTAACCGGGGTTGCCAGCCCAGCTAGTTCGAGGGAGCGGTTGATCACCTCCGGGTTGGTATGCCCATCCGGCCCAATAACAGAGGTTTTGCCAGTATAAACGTCACCCGGCAGCGTAACCGCACTCCCTGCCCCGGTGATCGCCCGCTTGACCATGCCGACGATGCCAGCATTGCTATCGAACGACACGTTTCCTTGAGCATCGCGGCTCATCGGCAGGATCTTCCCGCTATAGGCAGGCGGGGCTACTGGCTGCGGAGTTTGTCCGGCGAGCACAAAACCGGGCGGCAAGTCGCTGGTAGCCTGCGGCTGGCCTTCTAGGACAAAGCCGGGAGGAAGATCGCTCATGTCACCGGCACCCATTGCCCGTTCTGCCGCACACGGCGCTCGCCGGTCTGCGGATTGACGATGATTGCACCATCCTGAATGCCACCTTGCGCGGGCGGTGTGGCTGCGGCGGCTGGCGGCGCGGCTTCCGGCACGGTCACGCTAAACAATGCGCGTTCCCGGCGGTTTTTCTCAGGATCAGGATAGACCGCGTCAAGCTGCTGCTGGTGGAGTTTCAGCCGAGCCATGCCCGCCGTTTCCATGATGCCGAGCAACCGATTGATCGAGCCTGCATCCAACTTGATCGAACCGCCTGCCGCTTTTTCAGCGAATTCACGATCCGAGTTCGAGATTTGGTTCGTGCCAACCGTCGATTTCAGCATGGCCGCGACTTGCGGCGCAATGGCCGCACGGAAGGTTTCCGTGTTCTGAATCGCGGCCGGATCAGCAACGCCAAGGAATGACCCAAGCTTTTGCAGCGTCAACCGTTCATCCGCGCCAAATCCGGTGATCGCCCCGCCCGGCCCCTGCAATGCCTGCTTTGCATTCCGCAGTGCCACAAGGCCGGTTGCCGCCGCACGGGCTTCCTTGGTGTTTTCTGCGAACGTGTCGAAGATTTGTTTATCAGAGCCGCCGCCGATGTTGTTGTTGACCGTCGTGGCTCCGGCCCGCGCCCTAGCGGTAGACCACGTTGCATAGTCCATGGGGGCAGATTGTCCATCAGTCGGCGTGAAGTGACCGCGATAGTATTCATATTCTTGAACGCTCGTCGGAGCGTCCGATTTCCGCAAATTCTTCTGAGCCTGCTCAATCTGCGCGCGGCGCATCGGGTCATTCGCCTGCTGCTGCTGTTCAAGCAACTGCTTATACTCGGTCATCACTGCCGTCTGCTGCGCCTTGTTGAAAAAGGCAAAGCGCGGGTCACCCATGACCTGCTGTAGTTGCTGCAAGCGCGGATTGGTCTGCGGCTGTGTCGCGGCCTGCACCGCCTGAGCCGTAGGCAGGACGCCGCCAGTCGGCTGTGCATTCGGCGGGAGCGCCGCCCCGCTATCATCCGCCTTGGGCGCGGCCGGACCACCAGCGACCGCCGTAGGAGCTCCTACAGGACCGGCGGGATATTGCGCATTATCGAGAGGTGACGGTGAGTTGTCCGCCAGAACGCCACCCTGCGGCGCCGGTAGTTTCTGCGCAATGCTAAGCACCTTCTGACCGTAGTTCGGATCAGTGGCATAGCCTGATTGGCCCAAAGCTGCGGCTTGCGCTTCAAGCCCCCGTGCAGCCTTCAATGGCGCATAGCGCGGGTTTTTGTTGATGAAGTCCGCATATCCATTGGCGCTATCGGCTGGTGACGCATAGGCCGCGAAACTGTCGGTCGTTCGGACCGGCTGACCGTTCACGACTTCGGTTGTCGGAAGAACATTACCGCCCGGTTGCCCGTGAGACTTGATACCGAATAGATTATTTCCGGGAGCGGATTTGCCATAGCCGGTTTCAAGTGCGGCCTGAGCCACAATCAAGCGAGGGTCAATCCCCGTCTTCTCGGACGCCGCCTGTGCCAGCGGCATCACGGCGCTCGTAAACTCTTGGCCCCCGGCTGGAATGCTTGTGTCGCCCATTGGGGTCGATACGCTCGGCGTTGCCGGTGCGGCGGCCGGTGCAGCAACAGATGGCGTGTCAGGATAGGCCGACGAATAAAGTTCCCTGCCCCCCTTGAGCCCGGCCTGTAGCGCCGAGTCGGCGTCGCCCATCATCGATCGCGCAATCAGCGCTTGCCCGATGGCGTTCAAGCCCTCGCCAACGTTCTGCGGTGCCTTGCTAAACGTCCGCGCGGCCATCGAGGCGGCAATCTCGCGCTTCTTGGCAACGGATTCCGGCGTCTCGCCGACCGCTGTATCGATGGCAAAGGACAACGCCATTTATGCGGCCTCCAATGCGCGGGCATAATCGACGGCTTGATAGCCATT